CCTTTTGATGTGGAACTGCTCAATAACCGTATGGGATTCTTGGATACCAATCCTCCGATGCTTAAACGCGGTTTGTTCCGCAAGTCGGGCGACAAGGTGGTGTTTATCCCAAAAGAAGACGGGGACATCATTATGCGTGAAGAGCCGGAAGACGATGTGATGTACGCAGCAGGCTGTGACCCTACGGATGGTGCTAAAAAGGAAGGCGTTGGCTCAGACTTGTCGTTCTTTATCGCCAAGGGTTTGTCCTTGGACGAGGAAACCGCTAGCCAAGGAGCGGTCTTGCAGTACACGGCAAAGCCTAAGGATATGAACGAGGCATACGAGCAATGTGCTTTAGCGTTGGAGTACTACAGCAAGAAAAACCCGTGTACGGTGCTGATTGAAAGAAACCGGGCAAGGATGATTGCTTACTTCCAAGATAGGGAGCTGACAAAGTTTTTAGCGAAAAAACCGCCCAAGATTGGCAAGTTAGCCAGACCAGGCACCAGCGTGGAATACGGGGTGTATATGGACGAAATGATTCAAGACCAAATGATTGGTATCTTGGACGACGACATCTCCAACAACATCGAGCAGTACTTTTATGGGGACTTGTTGGCAGATTTGGCAAACTATAATCCCGATAACCGAAAAAGAAAATACGACCGAGTGGACGCTTGGGGCTTAACTTTGATAAACTTACGAACCGCATCCAAAAGCCGTTTGTTAAGAAAAAAGACGGACGACAACCTTTTTGTCGGTATGGACTTCGTCACCAACAAAGCGGGCAAACTAGAACGTAAATGAGCGCAACAGCGATACAGACCACATTTCCAAACATGTGGGTTCCCGACTCCCAAAAAGACGAGGATTACCACAAAAACGCCATCTTAGCCATTCTTGGGCAGACTGTGGCTAACGGGTATATCCCGAACCTGTATACCGCTATGGACAAAAGCATGAACTTCTACAACGGAGACTACGATTTGTCCAAAAAGTTTGACTTCCTTCAAAAAGACTACAACGGCAAAAGCCTACCGGCTTTGTGGATTAACTTCAACAAAATTCGCAACAAGATTAACTTGCTGGAAGGAGAGGTAGCGGTACAAAAGCTGGACGTCAGTTGCAAGACGCTGAACCGTGACGCTGTGTCACGGAAGATGAAGAAGAAGGCTCAAATCATGGCTGAGAAGATTATGGCTATGGTTATGCCTCAGATTGACCCAACCGGTGAGCTTATTCAGATGAAAGAACCGGCGTTTGTGCCGTATTCCGAAGAAGAGTTGGAGTTGTACATGAAGTCTTCCTACAAAGAGCCTATTGAGCGTACAATGGATTCAATCCTGCGATACGAGGTAGAAAGGGATAAATACGTGCAGACGAGGTTGGCTTTTTGGAGGGACATCCTGATTGTCGGCAGGGCGATTGGCAAGCACGAACTGAGGTACGGAAAGCCACATATCCGCAGGGTTGACCCGAGGTATGTCATTGCGGATCCGTATGTCTTTGACGATAGCTTCAGTACATCGGCATTCATTGGTGAGTGGAGATATGCTCCGGTTACCGAAGTCTGTGACACGTATGGCTTAACGCTGCAAGAACTCAACACCATCCGCTACGACCAAGGTTCTTGGCTATGGGGTGGTTATTCGCAGAACGGCACTAACTTCTTGTTGCCTTACATCACGGTAAACAACCAGTTTATGTGCTTGGTGTTTTACGCTGAGTGGAGGGACATCCGCCAGGTAAAAGCCAAGGTCACTGTAGACCAATATGGCGGTGAGCACGTCAAAATCCTAGCCAAAGGCGAAAAGGGTAAGCTTAGTGACAAGGAAAAAGAAGCTGGTGGCAAGATTGAAGAAAGGAATATTGAAACAATTAGGAAAGCCACCTTGGTGGGTTCTAGTATTGTAAAGGAATGGGGCGAAGCCAACAACATCGTTAGGGATAGCGTAGATAACCCGGTAAGGGCTGAGTACAGCTATACAATTATTTCTCCGCAGTACACCAATTTCAGGACGGTGTCCAAGGTTGAGGAACTTTCTGCCTTGCAGGAGTTTAAAGACCTGATTATGTACACGGTACAGCAGGAGATGTCTTCAGCGGGCCGTAAGGGTTTTGTGTATGACTTGCGGTATAAACCCGACAATCTGCAATTGCAGGACGTCATGTACTACTTGAAGACGGCGGGTATTGCCTTTACGAGCAGTGGTCAAGAGGGTGTTCCTCCTGCGGGAAATCCATTTCCAACGATTGACACGGGAATCTCCAATTCCATCAATCTGTACTTGAATTTGGCTAACTACATCGACATGGAGATTGACAAGGTCTCCGGGATTAACGATGCTAGGCAAGGTTTCCAAAAGGGCGATGCCTTGGTGGGGGTTAGTCAGATGGCGGTTATGCAGAGCAGTTTGATTACACAGCCTTTGAACAAGGCTTTTGAGATATTTGAGAACGAACTGTTGCAAAAGTACGCCAACTACATCAAAACGATATTCCCGTTCTTGAAAGACCAATACGAGCCTATTGTCTCGGAGATTGGTGTTGACATTATGGAGGTAGACGAGGATGTTCCTTTGCAGGACTACGGCATCTTCGTAAAAGTCAATTCGGACGACATTATGAACAACCGTCAGAAGTTCGAACAACTTGTCAGCGCTGCCGTACAGGCCAACAGCCTAAGCATTGCTGAAGCGATGGTGCTGCTGTTTAACCCTGACACGAAGGAAAGCGTGAAGAAGTTCTTGGCGTTGACGGATAGGAAGATGGCTCAAGCACAGCAATCCCAAGAGCAACAGATGATGATGCAGCAACAAGCTGTACAACAGCAGATTTTGGGTGATACGGAGAAGCAAATCCAAGTGGATAGAGCCAGGTCCGAGAACAAAGGTCAACTTCAGATGTTAAGAGAAGAGTTAAAGAACCGAACTATGGAACAACAAACTCAGCTTGACATGCTCAAAAAAGAGCAGGAACAGAACTTCAACCTCATTTTAGAGGCATTGAAAGAACAAAAAAACCAATAAAAACTTATGGAAGATTTAGAATTGTTGGCTCTCCAGAAGCTGGAGGGCAACGCATCTACCGGTATGCCCGGTGGCGACGAGAACGAACAAGCCGCTCTAAGGGCGCAAGGCATTGTAGAAGAGCCTCCCGCGCAGATTGAAACACCTGCAGAGCCCGAGGCCCCTGCTCCGGCAGACGTGGATGTAGATACGGACGGTGAGCCGGAAACTATTGAAACAAACGAAACGCCAACTGAAAATGTTAATGCTGATGAGAACCCTGAAAAGGACCTCAATTTCGACATTGACCTTGACGAAGGCAAGGAGGTACCGGTAGCAGATGACTTTGTTGCCAAGTACCAATCGGAGTTTGAGACGCTGGGTCTTGAAGACGTAAAGAGCTCTTCGGAGTTTGTCGACAAGTTCAAGCAGCTCAAGCAGGAATTGGAGGAAACGAAAGAATCCAACAAGACCGTCTTCGCCAACGATATGATCCGAGAGGCCAACGAAATCATGAAGCAGGGGGGAGACTGGCTCGGTTATTTGGGCTTGGCTTCCTTTGATTACGATGCAGTTCCCGATGTGGATTTGTTGTCGTATGAGCTGAAGTCCGACTTCGATTCGAAGGAGGAACTCGATGATTACCTAGCCTCCCTTGACGAGACCCAAATTCGCCTTAACGCGAAGAGGATACGAAAGGACTTGAAGTTGCAGCAGGATACTCAGAAGCAACAGATTGCCTATCAAGCAGAGCAAAGCCAAAGGGCTTACGATGACAACTTGAAACAAGCAATCAAGAGCGTTGAACGTGTAGATCGTGTCAAAGTCAAAGACCAAGACCGGGCGAGTATCGAAAAGATGCTCACCACCTACAACGACAAAGCCAAAGCTACTGAGTTCCAGATTAAGCACTTCCTGAAGCCTAGTGGAGAACCAGATTTCCAAAAGATGGTGCAAAGCGCCTATAAGCTGGAGATGTTCGACAAGGTGCTTGAGTACGCTACACGCAGTGCCAAGAACTCAGGAAAAGCCGCTGTGATTCAAAACTTGTCTAACGTGGATAAGCCAAAGACGACCAACATCGCCGAGGTTACACCACGAAAGGCGCTTTCTCTCGTTGAATCCGAAGTTGAAAGGTTGATGAAAGGGGAAAAACCTTTATTCTAAACTTTAATTAAAAAACAAAATGGCTTACGTTAATGTAACAAACCCAAACAATGCTGCCCCCAATACCATTCAGATTGGTAATGTAAACGGGCAATACGTTTTTGGAGGCATCCAAAAACCCGATTTCAGCGACTACATCACGTATCGCTTCCCTCAGTACACCATCACTACTTTGTTGAACCGCATTGGTCGCAAAAACCCAGTTGCTGGTAACGACTTCTTCAGCTGGTTTGAAAAGGGCAAGTTCCGTCAATCGGTCACTTCAACTACATCTACCGCTAGCGGTGCGACTGGTGCTACTAGTGTAACCGTAGCTTACGCCGCTGGAGCCGGCGTTCAAGCCACTTTCCTGGTAGGAGACGTTATTCGTTTTGAAAACAACGAATACGCTATTGTTACGGCAACCACTGGAGGAACAGGTGCAGGGGCGTCTGGAACACTTGCGTGTAACGTCGTTTCTAGTGGAGCCGGAACATCAAGCCTTATCACAAATGGCATGAAGTTCGCCCACCTTTACAACTTGCAACAAGAATACTCCGACAGTCCATCCGGTCGTGTGTGGGCAGAAAACCAAGTGAATGAGTACTTGGGCATTATGCGTCGTTCGGTAACTTGTTCGACTACCCAAGGATCCAACATGAAGTGGGTGAAGAAGTCTGACAGCGAGTGGTCTTACTACTACATCAACGAGATGGAGACCATGCAGGAAATGGCTATGGACCGTGAAATGTACATCTTGGCTGGTAAGGCTACGACTTCGGGAACCACCAACAACGTGTTTTCCGGAACTACTCGCTTGGGCGGTAATGGTATCCTTCCACGTGTCATCGCTGACGGTGTTGTAGGTACTTACTCTTCAGCCATCGCCGAGACCGACCTTGCCGAGCAAATCCGTTTGATGTGCTTAAACAGCCAAGGCTCTGAGTTTACCGTTCTTTGCGGTAGTTCTGCCTACGCTGACGCTCAGTTCGCCTTGCGTGACTACACCTTGAATGGTGGTATCAGCTTCGGGGTATTCGGAAACGAAGGCTTGATGACCGGTATCAACATCACCAAGTACAAGTTCATGGACAAAGTTCTGAACTTCGTGTTGTACTACCCATTCGCCAACGAAGCGTTGTTCCCTGCCCCTGCTACCTCTGGTATCAACTGGGACAAAGCGATGTTGTTCTTGAACATGGGTACCGACGACCGTGGCAATCCGCTGATCAACTTGCGCTACAAGCAAGACTTGCTCGGTCAGAGCCTCGAGTTCCGTCGTACGGTCCAAGAGGGTATCACCTCTCCTGAGGCCGGTGCTTCAGCATCTCGTTCGAATGGTAGGGACGGATTCACCGTGGATTTCTACTCATCCATTGGTGTGGAACTCCGTGCTGCCAATAACCACGGGTTGTTGTACGCTGCTTAAACGCAGTGGTTCTACGAAGAGAGCCCTCACCGAAAGGTGGGGGTTTTCTTTTTGGAACTAATTTGAACGTTCGGTGTTATAGTGTCATAAATCTAAAACAATGCCAGTTAAACAAAGCGACTTTGAGTTCTTCGTCCTGCAGCCAGGAAACGGAAGCACTTTTCACTTTTCGGAGTACAAAACCCTGGATGGGGTTGTGCATCGCCTTACGGAGACTATTCTTCCGGATGGACGTACACGCTACAAGCGTTTTCATTTCAACATTGATGAACCGATGTTGGTTCATAAAGCCAACAAGGAATTGATGGATTTCCTTGGAAATCACCCAAACAACCCCGAATCTCCGTGGTTTAACGGAACGTCATTGTTTAAAAGGCTTCAGCCTGAGGTTGAATCTAAGCAACGAATTGAAGACAAGCTGTTAAACGCTAAAGCGC